ACCGCGCAGGCGTATGGTTGCGTGGATACACAAGGTGGTGCAACGTTAGTTAATATCGGCACACCACTCACTGATGATTGGCGAACTGTTATTCGATTCCGCGGAATCGCACAAGGCGGTGCTGATAACGATGTGATTCATCGTTTATCGCAAATGTTCTATTATCCGGTCGGCGGAACTTACGTAGGACTCTAGTCATGAGGACACTATGCTTACTCGTCGAGAACTGTTGCAGCGTTTCGCTGCTATTCCATTTGCGCTAGGAGCGAAACTACCACACTTCCCATTACAGGAAGAACAACAACAGCAATGGACTATGGCGTTTGATAAGGGCTTTTGGAAGCCCAATAGGAAGCAGGAACAATTTCTTTCGATTCCTACTTCAATATTTGAAGGATTCTACGGTGGTGGTAACGCATCTGGTAAGTCAGACGTGTTACTAGTCTATGGTCTAATCCATAGATGGCACGAGAATCCTAAATTCAAGCAAGTATTTCAGCGCCGAACTTATCCTGAGTTGCGGAATGAAATTGTTCCGCGAAGCAGAGAGATATATCCTAAGTTCGGTGCAGTATTCAATAAGACTGATATGACATGGACGTTTCCGCGTCCAGACGAATATGGTGGAAGTGGCGCTAGAACTGGTGCCATGATTTTCCTATCGCATTGCGAGGAGGAAGATGATGTTCACAAGTTCGACTCCATGGAAATTAATCTCTATACTCCTGACGAGCTTACTACTTTTACTGAATATATTTACCTTTATATCGGCTTTACTCGTGTCCGAACTAGCGATAGCAATCTCCCTGCTATCATTCGTGCTGCTGGTATGCCAGGCGGTATCGGGCATACTTTCACTAAGAAGCGATTCGTAACTCCCTATCCTCCGGGTGGGAAGATTATTGTAGGAAAAGGAAATGTTAAAAGAATCTACATTCATTCTACTGTTGCTGACAATCCCCATGCTGACCCAAACTATACAGCACGCCTCGATGGTATTCCAAATGAGGCTGAGCGTAAGGCGAGGAAGTATGGTGATTGGGATGCCTATCAGGGGCAAGTATTCGACGAGTTCCGTGACAAGCGATATCCTGATGAACCTGAGAATGCACTTCATGTAATACCACCACACAGTATTCCTGATTGGTGGCCGAAGTTCATTATCGGTGATTGGGGATTCGCTGCAATGACTTACATCGGATTTTTCGCTGTAAGTCCTACTAAAAGGCTCTATCAATATCGAGAGCTTTACTGGTTAAAGACTAAAATCGAGGAATGGGCTCCAGTGGTAAAAGACCACTGTGAAAGAGAACAACCGCGAGTAGTCAAGTTCTGTAAATCAGCCTCACAAGATAGAGGCCAAGAACATACTATTCAGCAGCAGATAGAAGCTGCACTAGGAAGACCAATTGATTTATCTAACTCTGGTCCTGGTAGTCGTATATCAGGAAAAATGCTAGTTCATGAATATCTCAGGTGGAAGCAGAAACCGTTTATTCCACCACAAGATATTCCAGTATATTCTGAGGAGTATGCAATGTGGCTCCTTAGAAATAAAGGATTGGAAGAATACAAAGGCTACTTGCGTGTATTCGACCCACCCGAAGAAGAAACTAATATTCCTAAGCTACAGATTTTCTGTTGCGAGGAAACTATGCATGAAGGACATCCTGATTGTTGTCCTTTAATGGTTGAATCGATTAAGGCTTGTTCCTACGACAAGAAAACTAAAGACGGAAAGCCAGCAGAAGACGTAGCAGAATTCGATGGGGATGACCCATATGATGATTTGCGCTACGCTGTAGATTCTGCTGAGCGTTACTTCGATGATGCTGCTTCTGAGTTTGAAAAGATTCAGAGACAGAATGCAATCACCGAAGCACTGAAACATACTGGCGACTTTACTGCATACTATCGGAATATGCGTAATGTTGAGCAAGCTACTAGGATGCAAGTAGTGCGTCGCTATCACAAAGCTGCGAGGCGATAATGTTCATACTAGATTGGTATAAGCAGTGGCTTGACATTCGTTCCCGTTATCGTTCAGACAACATTCTTGTAGAACGTGACGAGAAGGTATGTGCAAGTTGCGAAACTCTCAAACAGCAACTTGAGATTGCTAACTATGAGAAGCAACAACTTCTCAATAGAATTTTGGAGAAACCGGAAGCACCTACGCCGACGGTAGCTCCAAATATTACGCCGCCGCGCATGATACCTTGGAATGTGCGTAGGCAAATGTTAGAACGTGAGGATAGAGAAAAGGCACGCGCAGAACGTAATGCTGCAAAACCTGATGCAGTAACTGATGCAAAAGAAGCTGAAGAAACAGCAGCTTTTGAAAAAGAATTAAACGATGCCACAGCCAAAAGAGAAGCCGAAGCCCACACTGGAGGAGCGCAACAAAGCAATTGACGAGGGTATGCAACGTGCATACGCTAAAGTCATTGCTGAGTATCCAGGCACCAAGAAGGTGCAGGTGTATCCTTCGGATTCATCTTTACTTACTAAACTTGCTATGTCTAAGCGGGCATATGCAGTAACTAATCCTTTCACTGGTAATATCGCATACAATCGCGATACTATGGCTGACCAATCTCAGCAAGACATGGAACAAACTATGGCGCATGAATTAGCACATGTGCGTCAAATGCAAGATACTCCTTGGTATGGACATTTGGCAGAAGTTGGAAACCAAATGCTCCAGAATGTTAAATCACTATGGGGTGGAAACGAGGATAAAGTTCCAGAAGGAATTCGTCCAAGTTCTCCATATAATGACCCTTACTATTGGCGTCCTCGTGAGCAAGAGGCGTTTCAAGTTGAAAAAGATAGAGCACTAAAGATGGGTCTTAGTGGCCCTGACCCTATGGATTATAGTCGTGATATTCAATTACCCGGTCCTCCTAGACGCCCAATGGTTAATACTGGGCCATCAGACGAGGTTCTCAGACGGCAACAGGCACTACAAGCAGTAAGAGGTTACTAATGCCGTGGGATGAAGTGATGCACAAGTTCAAACACGGTGGCCTTCATTCCGGAAGTAAGAAGGGTAAGAAGGTCACTAATAGAAAGCAAGCAATTGCAATTATGCTTTCTGAAAAGCGTAAGGCTGGTGAGGGTAAATCCGAATACCAGTCAAAGAAGGGTGGGATTGATACTGGTCCCTCCAAAAGATTCATGAAAAAGAAGCGGGGTGGATAATGTTTGGATTTGGTGGACTTAACACTGCCCCTTCTGGCGGATTCATGAGTCGCATGATGGGTGGACTCAAGAATATGCGTCAGAATATTCCGGGTGCAATCAATGCTCTCGGAAGTGCTATGCCTGGTGCTGCTGGAGAGGCTTCCAGAATATCAGGTGGACTAATGAAGAATAGACCGGGAATGATGCCACGTATGGCAGCACCCGGTGGTGTTCCTGCTTATGGTGGTGGAGGAGAAGGGGACCAAGGCCCAAACCAACAGATGATGCCTCCACAAGTAGGAGGACTAGTAAGAATGCCTTCATTCATGCCACAGTTCGGCGGATTTGGCATGGGTGATAGGGGTGGTGGTTACGGAACAGGTATGCCACCTAATCCCGGTATGCCTATGCCGCAGACAGGGTTTTCTTTTGACCCTCAAGCGCGTAGTGGTAATACTGGTTTTGCTGGTGGCGGACTATTTAACGCCTACAGAAATCAAATGCAGGAACAGGGTGCGCCGGGCGGAAGACAACTGTTCTACTAATGGCTAATCTACCTAGCGAAGATATTCAGGGTCTCCTTAAACAAGTGGTTGACCACTTTGATAAGGAAGACGTGTCTGTGCGCGAACGTCAAATTCGCACATGGCGAAGACTGAAACTATTTTGGGAAGGCTTCCAGAAAGCCTGGTATTCTGAAACTGCCCACGATTGGCGGATTTGGGATATCGATGAACAAGCTGACGATACAGAGCAGTCATACTACGATAAGCCAATCAACGTATTTAGGGCTTATCTTGAGTCAATCATCGCTGCTCTTAGTGTCACTGTTCCTCCTATTAAGTGTTTTCCTGACGATGCTGATAACTCTCTTGATTTGTCTACAGCCAAAGCAGGAGATAAGATTGCCCAACTGGTATATCGCCATAATGATGTGCCTCTACTTTGGCTCCATGCTCTGTTCATTTATTGCACTGAAGGGATGGTAGCTTGTTACGGCTATCCCAAGGAAGATGAATCCTACGGAACTTACGAAAAGAAAGATGAAGAAAACGTAGACGAACTTCATCAATATACTCGTTGTCCAAATTGTGGTTACACAATGGACGACCAGATAATGACGCCTGAAATGCAGGCACAACTAGACCCACTAAAAGAAAAAGCTAAGCAGGCTAAAGATGAGTTTATGCCTGAAGACGTTGATGTTCAAAACGTCGTTCAGGAAGAAACTGATTTGTGTCCTGCTTGTTTGCAAATGATTGCTCCTGAATTAGTTCAGGAATCACTAATCGTTACTAGAATCATTGGAGTTACTCAGCAACCAAAAACTAGAATCTGCCTTGAAGCATACGGTGGACTCTACGTTAAGGTTGCGAACTATGCAAAGAAACAACCAGATACACCGTATCTGATTTATGCTTACGAGACTCACTATGCAAATGCTGTCGAACGTTATGACCATTTACGTGGCAAGTCTTGGAAAGAACTAGCTGGAAAGATTAAACAATCCACTGGTCCTAAAGACCCCTACGAACAGTGGGGACGTTTAAGTCCACAGTATCAGGGTGAATATCCTCTGAATACTGTGACTGTCAGAAACGCATGGCTACGACCGGCGGCGTTTAATGTTCTTAATGATAAAGAATGCATTGATAAACTACGGAAGCTCTATCCGAATGGAGCTAAAGTAGTTATGATTAATGATGTCTTTGCGGAGGCATGCAATGAAGCTCTCGATGATTGTTGGACCCTTACTCACAATCCTCTTAGCGACTATATTCATCATGACCCCCTCGGTCTACTATTGGTTTCTATTCAGGAAATTACTAACGACCTTATTTCACTCATTCTTCAAACTATTGAGCATGGTATCAGCCAAACATTCGCTGACCCTGCAGTGCTTAACTTTAACGCTTATCGCCAAATGGAATCTGTTCCTGGCGGTATCTATGAAGCAACTCCTAAGACGGGTAAGTCGATTGGAGATGCATTTTACGAAGCCAAGACAGCAACACTATCACCAGAGATAATGCCATTCGCTCAGAATATTCAGAGCATGGCACAATTAGTTTCTGGTGCGCTTCCATCGTTGTTTGGTGGAGCTATCGAAGGTTCACAGACTGCATCACAGTATTCGATGTCTCGCGCGCAGGCGTTGCAGAGACTTCAGAATACTTGGAAGATGTTTACGATTTGGTGGAAACAGATTTTCGGTAAAGCGATTCCCATGTTCATCGAAGAAGTGCAAGAAGATGAACGTGATGTTCAGCGTGACCGAAATGGAAACTTCATCAACGTATACATCAGAAAGGCTGAACTAGAAGGTAAGATTGGTAAGATTGAACTCGAAGCTAACGAGAATCTTCCTCTTACTTGGAGTCAGCAAAAAGATTTAATCATGCAGCTTTTGCAGGCTGCTAATCCTCAAATTCTCGAAGTGCTTGGCGCTCCTGAGAATATTCCAATTCTACGTGACCACATTGGTCTAGTAGACTTCTATGTTCCAGGTGAAGATGATATCGTTAAAGCTTACGACGATATCAAGATTCTTTTGAACTCTACGCCTATTCCTACTGGCGACCCGATGCAACCGGAACAGCCATCAGTAGAAATAGACCCAGTTTATGACAATTCGTCAATTATCTTTGAGGTTGTCAGAAAGTGGGTTATTAGCGAAGCAGGACGACAAGCGAAACAAGATAATCAAGAAGGCTACCGAAATGTGCTGCTTTATGGTTCTGCGCATCGTCAGAATATGATGATGCAACAGATGCAAGCAGCGGCGGCTCAAGGTGGTGGTGCAGCACCTAATGAGAAGCCCAATCCTAAAGAAAAAGAAGCACCCATAACTGGAGATAATGATGTTCAAACTGAGTCCTGAACTGTTACATCCTGAAGATGCTGGTGCGGGTAGTGGTGGCGCTCGCACTATTGGCGGTCCTGGTGATATGTCCAAAGAGGACATGATTGATTTCATGGCGGAAGATGATTCCCCCGATGAAACTATTAATCTTGAGGAGGAGAAAGAAAAGCCTGCTCCCAAGAAGAAAGAAAAAGAGAAGGAACCTGAACCGGAAGAAGAACCTTCCGAAGAAGAATCTTCAGATGAGGAAGATGAGTCTGAAGAAGTAGACGAACTGGCTGAAATTGAAGCCGAACTGGAAGAACCTTCAGAAGAACAACTCGAACTTGTTACGCCTGTTCGACGTAGGGATATTCTCAAAAAGTATCCCAATCTTTTCAAGGAATTTCCGTATCTCGAAAAGGCGTATTATCGTGAACAACAGTTCACGGAACTACTTCCTACTATTGAAGACGCCAAAGCGGCTGTCGAAAAGTCTGAAGTATTTGATAACTTTGAACGCGACGTTATGTCGGGTAATACTGAGACTGTTCTCAAAGCAGTCAAAGAATCCAATCCTAGTGGATTTCTCAAACTAGTTGATGACTATCTTCCTACTCTCGCAAGGGTAGATGAGCAGGCATATTTTCATGTTCTTGGAAATGTGACCAAGCACACTATCGTTACGATGGTGCAGGAAGCGCGCAGAACAAACAACGAACAACTTCAACAGGCCGCGCATCTGTTGAATCAATTTGTATTTGGAACTTCTGACTTCCAACCGCCACGTAATTTGGCGAAAGAACAGAAGCCGGAAGATAATACTCGTGAGCGTCAACTGACTGAGCGTGAGCAAGGTTTTATCCGCCAGCAGTTTGAAGGCACACGGAATGATTTGAATACTCGTGTGAATAACACACTTCGCAATACGATTGAGGCTAACATTGACCCGAAACAGTCAATGTCAGATTACGTTCGTAAGAACGCCTCTCGTGAAGCGTTGGAATCTCTCGAAACTCTTATCAATCAGGATGCACGTTTCAAATCCTTGGTTGACAAACTTTGGGAGAATGCTTACAAGTCAAACTTCTCACGCGATAGCGTTGATAAGATTCGCTCTGCCTTTGTCTCGAAGGCGAAAACACTGTTGCCTTCAGTCATTAAAAAGGCCCGTAATGAAGCGTTACGAGGCATGGGCAAGAGAGTTAAAGAAGATACTGATGAATCGACTCCTAGAAGGGGTCCAGTTCCAGCGGGACGGCCACGTTCCCAAGAATCAAGACCAACTGGCAAGATTAGAGACGCAAAGGATATTCCGAAGGGGATGTCTACATTGGAGTTCCTGAATTCTGACTAGCTCCAGAAAGGACTAGCTCCGTGGCTACAAACGCCACTCGTGTAGTGACAATTACATATAGCGGCGACGTGCAAGGCACGGAGACTTTGTCCGCGGCTGCTAATGCTGTTTCACCAGGTTCTGTGACCATTCATGGTCTAAGTGCTGGTGATAATACCATTACAGTTCCAACGGGTGGAAGCACCGTAAAAGGAGCCTGTATTCAGCCCCCTGCGGGAAACGCACAGGCAATAACACTTAAGGGTGTAGGCGGTGATACTGGTGTGAGTCTGAGTAAATTAGACCCTACTAGTATTGCTTTCGAGACTGCACCTGCAAACTTCATCCTGAATGCTGGAGGCATTATCAACGGCCTTCGGATATTCTGGACATAGGAGTTAAACTGTGGCCGTAGTTGAATCTCAGGTTGCTGCGCTCGAACTTGAGCGTGTCATTCCTAAGATTCGCACACTGTTTGAACGAGACGATAAGTTCTACGCCAACATCAAGAAGCGTGACGTAGAAAAGATGTCCAACAGACAGATGCGAGTTCCGTTGGAACTGCGTCCTGGTGGCTCGTTTGGGTATTTTAACCCTGACGGTAGCGACCTTGGACGTGGCGGCGGTCCTACGTTTGATAAAGCTGTGTTGACTTCTGTATTCGTTAGCGAGAACATCGAATACACGAAGCTTACACAGTGGTCCACTGATGATGAGCGGAAAGCTATTACGAACGGTGTTCGTAGGCTGACTGCTACAGCATTGGACGAATTGCGTAGGCAGCTTGACGCGCAAATGATGCAGGATGGCACTGGTGTTGTTGGTGTCATTTCTGCAGTCGCAACTGCTGGTGGTGTTGACACTTACACTCTGGGCACCGATGGTTTTGGTGCTCGTTTGGTGCGTTTCGGCCAGACAGTGCAAGTGTTCGATACTACTCTCGCAACTCTCCGTGGTAGCGGCGTTATTACCAAGTGGGACGTTGAGAACAAGTCAATCGACGTAACACCGGCTGTTGCTGGTGCTATTGCGACTGATAAACTTGTGGTCAACGGTATCACTGCGCCTACTTCTCTGCCTGCACTGTATGGTGTTCCTTACCATCACAGCAATGCTTCCGCAGGGACGTGGCTTGGTTTTAGCCGCGCTGCAACTCCTGAAATTCGTGCAAATCGTGTGAATGCTGGCGGTGCTGCACTTGCATTGCCGTTCCCACGTTTGGCGATTAACAAAATCGGAAATCGTGTCGGCATCGACAATACATTCAAGCCTCGCGCGTGGATGCATCCTTGTCAGGTGCAGGCGTATGAGGAAATCGGACAGTTGGTAATTCTCATTACCAAGGCTCCAAAGTCCGAGAACCTCAATATGTATTTTGGAGACGGTGATGGCGGCGGCATGCAAATGGCCGGTGCTAATGTTACTGGCTCCTTCAACTGGGACAAGACTAGAATTGACTTTGTCGTTGACGAAGTGTGGGGCCGTGGGGAAATCCTGCCTATCGGATTCTATACTACCGATGGTCGCAAGATTTTCGAAATCCGTGGTCCTTCGGGCGGTGTTGTGACAGCCGACATCTTCTATATGGTGTGCGGTATGCAGACGTTTGTGAATAACCCTGCAGCCTGTGCATTCATTGATACGTTGGCTATCCCGGCTGGATATTAAGGAGGGGCAATGCCTAGCAATGACCTTAATTTCCAGAATCTCAGCACTGTCGCGGGCGCTTTCGCACCAAAGCCCAATACTATTGCATCGGCTGCTACTGTTGCTCCGTCGCTTTTTCTGACGTTCATCTCAGGAACTGTGGCTATCGCAACTGTGACGCCTCCGGAAGACGGCGCACACATGCTGATGTTCATTTTCACAACTACTACTCCAACTGCATTCACCACCACTGGTAATATCAAAGCTGTTGCGACTCCTGCTCAGAACGTTCCTGTTCTGTTGACGTGGAA